AACACCATTTGAACCAATAGAAGTAGCAAATCCACCTAAAGCTCTTACATAAGCTCTTGCAATGTTTTGTGAAACGTAAATGTGTAAATCTTCTTTATTGTAAAGTGCAGAAGGTACTGCATCAACAATAGAACCTAATTTATCAATTACATTAGCAGCAGTTACAGCAGCGTGTGATGCTACATCAATAACATCAGAATCAGCTAAAGCTAAAGTTACTAAACCATCAAATTCACCAGCGTTTGCATTAACACCTTCCCAAATGTTTTGCTCAGTTTTTTCAGCTACTAAACCAGCTACGTGGCCAATAATGAAATCTGAAAATTTAGGTGGCATTTTATCAAATGCAGAATATCCCATTTGAGCAGCTTCCCAATCAGAAACAAAATCTTGCTTGCAGAATTGTAAGTTTACTTGAAACTCCTCTGGTTGTAGTAATCTTTCAGTTAATGTTACTGTCGCAGTAGCATCAAAATCGCAAGAAGCGTTTTTAATTACGTTTGCATCAGTAGCCACTTTTTTCATAGTGGACTTGTATTTGATATTAGGCATTACTTCTATACCGCCTTTATCAATTGTGTTAGCACTCAGTAAAGCTGCGGATATATATTTACCCGCGAACTCACCACTATAACTTGAAGTTATTGATGTGGTAGTGGCAAAATCATATTTTTTTTGTCCCATTTTTTATTTATTAATTATTGTTAAAAATTTTATCAAAAACCCTGTCTTTAGTTGTTTGTGTTCTATTGCTTCCAATATGAAAATTTACTTTATTATCAACTTCAGCTTCAGGATTATGTTTTACAGGTTCAGGAGCAACAGCAGAAAGTTCTTCTTTTTCTTCTATTACTTCTTCCTTCATTTCTTCTTTGTCTTTGTAACCCATTTTTTCAATCATACCTTTAATTTCTTCAACAGCAGATTTAAATTCTTCTTTGGTTACATATTCCAATTCTTCTTTTTCTTCTTCCTCTAATTCAGTTTCTACTTCTTCATTAGATTCTTCAGATAATTCTTCTTCTTCAACCGCTTCTTCAGCAGCTTCTTTAATACTGTCAATTAAACCTTCTTCAGTTACAACTAAAATTTTGCCTTCTTCTAATTCATATTCACCTACAGGTAGAGCAACTTGCTCATCTTCAGTTTTAATAAATATAGATTCTCCAGCTTCAAACTTTTCTGCAACTAATACAGTACCGTTTTCTAATTTCATTTCAGCCATTTCTATTTTTTCTTCAGAAAGTTCAACTTTTTCACCAACAATATTTTTTATTTTGTTTAGTATTTCGTTTGCTTTCATAATTTGAGTATATATCTATAAACGTTTGAAAACCTTTACTGTTATATTTTTTTACAACTTTATTTTAATTACTGCCAGTAATAGAACCTATACCTTGTGCTTGTAGTGAGCCATCACAACACTTTCTACTATATCTTTTACCATCAGGACACAAACAACCTCTATTGGTGTTTTTAGGTGATGTTCTACTTGGTGTTACAAATTTTTTACTTTTCATATTATTTATTTTATAGGTACACAATTAGGTACTTTTTTACCATCTTTAATTTTCATACCATACTGCTCATAGCCAGCTTGGCAAGGTTTTTTCATTTGTGTGTGTTCTTCACAAGGCATATACCATTCTTTACCTTCAAATTCGTGTACGTGAAAACCTTCACAACCTATGTTTTTTGCCATCTCCTCAGCTTTTTCTTGTGAGTTATAAGCTAATCTATCATCTATTATTGCAAAACTATCATCAACTACCATAGAAGCTAAATTTATCTCACCTAATTCTTTTAACTTGCTTTCACTCCATCTAAGGCCAGCTTTACCACCCCACAATAAATAACTAATAGTACCACAAGCTTCTTTATCTCCTTCATCATAATATTCTTGCGCTCTTGATAAATAGCTATACATTCTTTTTATTGTGGCTAATGAAACATTTTTTTTATCTTTGAGCTGCGTGGCGCGAATTTTTCCCACCTGTGTTGAGCAACGATTATTTACTTTTTCGTTTAGTTCTATACCTCTTTTAGCATTATTACTAACCGCTTGTGGATAATCATTATAAGTTTCTAATTCTATCTTTTTACCAGATTTAGTTCTTTTATCTTTTTTAATTAGTGCCTTAATATTACTAAGCATATATTCAGCTTCTTCTTCTTCAATAGCTTGCATCTCTGCTTTTGTATCTGGTTTTTTAATTTGTGCTTTATCAGCAAAATAACCTTCAATACTAAATCCTTTTACTTTGCCAGTTTTAACATAATCAGTCCAAATCTCATCATTTTCTACTTTCATTGAAATCATCCAAGTACCCTCAGGCATTTCTAAACCATACTTTGCAGATTTATCCATTTTAGTATCTTCTACTATCCACGATTCAACAACAGTTAAACCATTAACACTCATTTGGTGTTCTAAGGTTGCATTGTTTTGATTGCTGTTTTGAAAAAATAATTCACTTGCTCTTCTTACTGTATCTTTAGAAAAGTAAACATAAAACATAGTATCGTTACGTTTTCTAAATATTGGTTTATTTGGTATAAGTGCTGCACCAAGAAGAAGTTTTTTTTCTTCATCTATTTTTGCAAGTTGTATTTCATCACTTGCTAATGCTATAAAATCTGATTCAATAGCTGGATTCTCTACGATGCTAACAGCATCTATTCCAACCATCTCTTCATTTTCTTCATCTAATATTAATTCTATTATATCCATTGTATTTTATTTTAAAAAGTTGCTTGTGTAATTGTATTGTTTTGTAATTGTTGCGCTGTAGTTACATCGCCAGCTACTACAAATGCTTGTGTTGGTGGTTGTTGTCCTAATGCTCCAGCAATTTGATTAAATCCTGATTGCCCTACTACATTAAAACTTGGTGCTTGCGGTTGTGATGCTGCACCAGTACTTACACTTGGAGTAGTAACACCACCAGCTGCACCACCAGAAGGTTGAAACTTTTGTGCTGCTATACCAGCTATTTGAACTGCACCAGCCACACCCATTGCCACCATATTAGCTACTCTTAGAGCTTGAGGTGGTGTAAAATCTGTTGTTTCTGCTGCTGCTTTCATTATAGCTTGTGCAGTATTAATACCTGTTTGTGCTATACCTACTGCTTTACTAATATTAAATGCTTTTTTAGCGTTTGCTTCATTTTGTTGTGCAAACAAATTAGCTATTGATGCAATAGAATTTAAAGCACTTGAAGCAAGTTGAAATTTAGCTTCTTGTAGTTGTTCTTCATTAGCTTTTATTTTATCATTTGCTTCTTCTGTGTTTTTTACTTTTAAATCATTTATTTCTTTATCTCTTGTAACTTTTTGCTGATATATTTGTTCTTCAAATTCAGCAAGTGCTATTTCAGCATCTATTTTAGCTTGTGTGCCTTCTTTGTAAAGTGCTATTTCATTAGTTAATCTTGTTCTACCTATTTTTGCTTCTTCATCATCAATTCTTTGTAATTCTAATAACCTTTCTTTTTCATCTTTTATTTGTTCTGCATCAAACCTTTTTCTTTCAATAGATAAATTATTTTCTGATTCTAATTTAGAATTAATCATTTCTATTTCCTCTTTATTAAGAGCAGAAGCATTAGTTATTTGCTCTGACCTAAAACCCTCTACAGTTGCTCTAACAGCAGCTAATTCATTTTCAGCTTCCATTACAGCTTTCTTAAACTCAATATTTTCTTTATCTTTTTTAAGTTCTGCCTGTGCTGCTCTTAATGATATTTGTGCATTTTCAAGCATTGCTTTTTCTTGTTGGTCTAACACCAATAACAATTCATCATTAGCTTTTTTTCTTTCTTCAACACTTAATCTTTCATCATCTCTTATTTGCCTAAGTTTTTCTGCTTGCCTATCATATTTTTCTATTAACCCTTGATTTGCTACTGCTGCTAATTCAGCTTGTTTCTTAAGTTCTACATTTGCAGTTGCTGCCTCTACTGTTGATTTAGTATATTCTGTTAATGCAGTTACACCTTCACTAATTACTTCTGATGCTTTTTCTACTGAATTATCTACACCAGTTAATACATCTACAAATTCACTACCAGCATTTTTTACTTCATCTATTGCACCTTTAAAATCACCAGCAAATAGTTTTTTCATCGCCTTACCTAAAAAGCCAAATACTTCAAGAGCTGATTTTACTCTTTCAATAATATTATCTTTTATTGCATTACCTAATGCTTTAACTGATGCTAATGGGTCATTAAATATTTTCTTAAAAAACTCAGATACTGCTCCTACATTTTTAGATATAAAATTAAAGAAGTCATTAAAAGCTATGGATAATGCTTCAAAAGCAATATTAAAAGTATCTACTACTTTTTGATTAGATTGAAATAATTCTTTTAATTTATCTAATGCCAAAGCTATTATAGTAAAAACACCTACACCACTTGCTATTGTTTTTAAACCAGCTCCAAAACCTTTAGCACCTTTTTTAGCTGTTGCTAAACCTTTACCAATTAAACTTAGTTTTTTAGATTCTTTATTTGTTTTTTCTAAAGCATCATTAACATTATCTATGCTTTTTACAGCACCTTTTGTTTTTACTTCTAACTCAACTACTTTAGTTTCCATATTTTAATTTTAAATAATTTCTTACCTCTTTAAATGATTCAGGTGCTTTATTAATACCTAATGCTATCTTTATATGTTTATCATATAATTTATTTTCCTTACAAAATTCTAATGCTTCTAATATTGTTTTCACGATGGTTCGTTTAATAGTTCAAAATTTGTTTCTCCACTTTGTAATTTAGTGGACATTTTATTTATTGTGTAAGCTCTTGTACCAACCACAATTAAATCATCTAATGTTAGATTTAATAATACTTTTAAAGGTAGTATTGCAGAAAACTTAAATATTCTTGTTTTTTTGTTAAATACTCTTGTGATGTAATTAGTGTAATAAGTTTGAAATAAACTGTTATTATTACCACCATAATCTGTAAGTGTGTAAGTATTTATTTCACTACCAAAGTTTAAATTATATGTAGGTGGTGTTGATGCAGTACCTAATTCATTACACGTGCTTGGAATCCAATAGCTTGTTAAATCATATTGTTGATTTGATGAATTATGTGCTAATGCAGCGTATGTTTCTGGCCTTGTATTATAAACAAAGTGTACTTCATCTGCTGATTGTTGATATATAGCATAAAATAATAATGGTTGTCCTATACTTGGTTCTAAATTATCATTTAAAAAACTACCTACTTGTACTGTACTTAATGCACCACTTGTTTTATCTTGTAATCTTTCATATAACATATGCTCAAAAGGTAAAGTAATTTTATACTCATTCTTTTTAGAAACATCTCCTATATAGTTTAATTCTCCATATCTTCTATTGTTCATACTTCTAAAAGTTTGAGCTAATATGCTTTTAGGTTCACTATATTCTAAATCTACATTTGAAAATGGTAGTGCTTCACTTACAGTATGTTCATTAGTTTTAACATATTCTGTTATATCAAAAGTATCTCCACCAGCATAATAGTTATCTAAAGTTTTTACTACTATTTCATCATTAAAATCTATATATGCAGTTAAGTTAAATGCTCTAAACAAACCATTTAAGAAATCTTTAATTTTTATTTCTGGTATTTGTTCTGTAATTATTATTGTAGCACTTGTTACAATGCTTGAAGATACACTTGAATAATTAGCTGTGTAATCTCTTTCAAATCTACCAGAACCAGCTCCAGTTGATGAATCACCATTGTCTTTATAATTGTGCCTAATTTGTATAGTTGCAGCAAATGTTATTGGGTCAACACTTCTTACTCTTGCAAATAACCTTTTAGATTCATTTAAATCTAAAGCATTATTATATGAATCACCATAACCTATAGAATGATTATCAGCACCAGTTATATTACTTTTTGAAGCTACAATAGTATCTGTTAAACTATCTACAATTTCTATTGAATAAGGTATTGTGCTTGAAGTAGGTGTTACACTAACTTTAAAGAAATAACCTTGATGATATTGAACACCTATTGCAATAGGTTGAGTAAAAACATAAGTACCATTACTAAACTGAACTTCAGGATATGATACGCCATTAAAATGAGTACAGTTAGCTGTTGCAGATGTGCAACTAAAACTACTATCATCTAAACTTACAACTAAATCGCCTGTAATTCTGCCTTTTGCTCTATGTAACCAAAAATATAAATTATTCATAGCAGCAGAATCTAAAAACTCACTTGTTTTAAAAGTTATATTATATTGTTCTTCAATAGCTTTTATAATATTCTTCACTGGAATAGCTGGTTTTAAATCTTCTGGAAATACTCCACGTTTACCAAGATGTGATGCGTTTTGATGGTTACTAATATTTAAACCGTTATCTTGACTACCTATGCCATCATAAATATAACTTTGTGAATGTGCTATTAATGGATATATAACAGCATTATTATAAGTAACTGAATCAACAGTAAAATCTTTACCATTTTCTAAAGCATCTTTTATATAATCAGCATCTGCATCGTGATTAAAATTATTTAACCAAACTAAATCACTAAGTTGGTCTTCATTAATTTTATTTTTAAATGTTACTGTATTACCAAAGAATGTTACCTTATACATTGAAGGTTCACCAAACTTCATTACAACCTCATTAAGGTGTATTTTACCAAACCTAAAATGCAAGTGGTTTAGTTCTAACCTTGCTTCACAAAATATATTAGCATCAAATCCTTGAACATCTGGATTGTACCAATGTTTAAAAATCTTGTTATTTGTTTTACTTGCTGGTAAATTAAATGTTCTACTGTAATCAGTAAAAAGTTTATCTATATCACTAACATCTTGAATAACTTGAGTTAATGAAATTAGTTCTTCTTCCATTAAATCAACTCTAACAAAATCTTGAGCTGCATTAGTATTTGTTAATTGTGGTTGTATGTATAGAATTAGCTTCTGCATTATCTAATATTGTTTACTAAATCAAATGATTTTTCAAAGTTCATTGTGTAATTAATTAACCTATCATTTAGACCAGTTTTATAAGTAAATGAACTATCTTTTAAATTAACTGGATAAATATTAGCATTAGAATCTGTTAGCCAGATGTATTCACTAACCATTAATTCTTC